TTCCGTCTCCTCAGAAAGGCCCCGATGTTTTGATTCCTTCGGCTACGTCTGGTGAGTATCCTGTCGTTACCCGTGAGCAACCTCATGATCCTGGTGGATATGCTTTGACCGGTGTTTCTAATATTTCTTTTGCTTCTGGAGATCGACCGGTTAATATTTACGATTCCCTTGCTTTCAAGCCCGTTGCTTCTGGTTCCAATTTTGCTGGCATTACTTGTTTTAGTGGCGGTGCCGACAAGCCCGGTTTTGATCCTGTTAACCTTTATGCTGTTTCTTCTGGTGGTCTTGGTGCTTCGATTAATCAGCTTCGTATGGCGTTTCAGATTCAGAAGCTCTATGAGAAAGACGCTCGTGGTGGTTCTCGTTATATTGAAATCCTCAAGTCTCATTTCGGCGTGACTTCTCCGGATGCTCGCCTTCAGCGTCCTGAGTATCTCGGCGGTAACCGTGTCCCTATCAATATCAATCAGGTTGTGCAGCAGTCTGCCACGGCCTCCGGCGAGACTGCACAGGGTACTGTCACCGGTATGTCTGTCACTACGGATACGCATTCTGATTTTACCAAGTCTTTCACGGAGCATGGTTTTGTTATCGGCGTTATGGTCGCACGTTACGATCATACTTATCAGCAGGGTCTTGAACGTTTCTGGTCTCGTAAGGATCGCTTTGACTACTATTGGCCTGTTTTCGCCAATATTGGTGAGCAGGCCGTGAAGAACAAGGAGATTTTTGCCCAGGGTCCTGGCGTTAAGGATTCCGCTGGTGCTGTCATTGATGATCAGGTCTTTGGCTATCAGGAAGCGTGGGCTGACTACCGTTATAAGCCGTCCCGTGTAACTGGTGAGATGCGTTCCCAGTATGCGCAGTCTCTTGATGTTTGGCATTTGGCTGATGACTATTCCGCTCTGCCTATGCTTTCGGATTCGTGGATTCGTGAGGATAAAGCTAACGTTGATCGTGTGCTTGCAGTTACTTCCGCTGTCAGCAATCAGTTGTTTGCCGATATTTACATTAAGAACCGTACTACACGTCCCATGCCGATGTATTCTATCCCCGGTTTGATCGACCACCATTGAGAGGTGATTTCATGACTACTGGTAAGGATGCTGCTCAGGTTCAGAGTGTTCCGGCTGTCGGAAATTTGGATTCTGCTCTTTCTCGCATTACGCGGACTGCTTCAGAGAACACCGCTAAAAGCGCTCAGATGGCTTCTGAGCAACGCGATTGGCAGGAAAGGCAAAATGCCTTGGCTATGCAATTTAACGCTCAGGAAGCCGCTAAAAGCCGTTCTTGGCAGGAATACATGAGCAATACTGCTCATCAGCGAGAGATCAGAGACCTTAAGGCTGCTGGTCTTAATCCGGTGCTAAGTGCTATGGGAGGTAACGGCGCTGCCGTTACCTCTGGTGCTACTGCTTCCGGTGTGACCTCTGCCGGAGCTAAAGGCGAGGTTGATACCTCTGCTAATGCTGCTTTGGTTCAAGTTCTTGGTTCTATTCTTTCGGCGCAGACACAGCTTCAGACCGCTAACGTTAATGCTCGTACGCAAGAGGCTGTTGCAGATAAGTACACTGCTATGGAAGAGATTGTAGCTAATATTTCTCGTGATGCTACTCTTGGTTCTGCTGGTATTCATGCCGGTGCTACAAGATATGCTGCTGATACTTCAGCTGCTGCTTCTCGCTATTCTGCTGATAAGAATTATGAAGGCACTAAGTATTCTTCTGATAAGCATTATCAAGGTACTAAGTATTCTGCTAATAAGAGTTATGAAGGTACTAAGTATTCTTCTGATAATTCCGTTCGTAACCCTTCTTCTGCTGTTGGCTATGCTCGTGAGATCGGTAAAGCTGCTTCTAATATTTTTTCTGATCTTTTTGGCTGGGATTATGATCCTCAATATCTTTTTGATATGTATCGTTGATAGAAAACAGAAAGCTCCGAAGCTTTGCTTCGGAGTTTCTGTTTTGTAACCAAGCGTGAGCGCGGTTAGCGAATAGATATGCACCAGCGAGCGCCAGCGAGCGACTACAGCCCCATTACACTTCTTGATGTAATGGGGCTGAGTGACACCACGATAAGCAAAATGCTCTCTTTAGGTTATTGACAAGCTATGAATATATGATAAACTAATGAATATAATAAACTGTAAGGTGATTAAATGAAAAATGATGATAAAGATAAAATGCTTGATGATTTTTGTCTACAGATGCTTTTGCTTGTAGGAGCTGGTGTTGCTCTAGATTTCTTGTGATGGGGATACGATATCCCCATACAAAGAAGGTGATTTCTTGCCATGTTATCATCCTCTGAAAGCCTTTGTTTTAGGCGAAAAAGATGGTAGACGGTTGCTTAAGGTGACGAGCTATGAGGTAGACCATCTCGAGCGTTCTGGTGAAGGCTTTGCGTGTTGCACACATCCTGCTTATGGTCGTCTTGGTGATGTTACCGAGTTTATCGAGATTCCATGCGGAAAGTGTTCCGGTTGTCGTCTCCAGCGTTCGCGTGAATGGGCTAACCGATGTATGCTGGAGCTTGAATATCATAAGTCTAGTTACTTCGTAACGCTTACTTATGATGATGCTCACGTTCCGATTCATTACTATTCCGATCCTGAGACCGGCGAGGCTTTGCCGAGTATGTCCCTTGTGAAGCGCGATTTTCAGCTTTTTATGAAGCGTCTTCGAAAGAAGTTTGGTGAAGGTATTCGCTTTTTTGCTTCCGGCGAGTATGGTTCCTTGACGTTCCGCCCGCATTATCATGCAATCATTTTTGGATTGGAGCTTGATGATCTTGTTCCTTATAAGCGATCTGCTCAAGGTTTCCAATACTTCAATTCTGCGTCTCTTCAAGAAGTTTGGCCGAATGGCTTTGCTGTTGTAGCTCCTGTGACCTGGGAGACTTGCGCATATACTGCTCGTTATGTTATGAAGAAGCTCACCGGCCCGGAAGCCGAGTTCTACGAGAATTTTAATATTGTTCCTGAGTTTTCGCTTATGTCTCGCAAACCTGGTATCGCTCGCCAGTATTATGAAGACCATCCCGACCTATATGAACACGAGTTCATCAACATTTCGACTGAGAAAGGAGGAAGAAAGTTTCGACCTCCGAAGTATTATGACAAGCTCTTTGATGTTGATTGTCCGGAAGAATCTGCCAAGCTTAAGGCTGTTCGTCAGAAGATGGCAGCTGAAGCGCAGAAAGCAAAATTACAGAAGACCACACTTAGTTATTTAGACCAGCTTGCCGTTGAAGAACGCAACCAGCTGGCCCGAATAAAATCATTGAAAAGGAGTTCTATCTAATGCGTAAGAAAATGCGTCCCAAGAAAGACAAGAAGGTCTTTCGCCGTACTGCTGCGAAGTCCAAGAAGATTAACATTAATCCGACTGTTTTTCGTGGAGGTATTCGTTTATGAGTGATTCTTTCAACTGTGAGTTTTGGGATGTTTGTGATCATTTTTGTTCTGAATGTGTTTGTTGTTCTGATTGTGTTTTTTCTGTGGAGGTTATTGAATGAAATACGGTGTTTATTCCATCCGCGATTCCCGCACGGGTTTTCTTCCGCCTTCGGTAGATCAGAATGATTCTTCCGCTATGCGGAATTTCGCTCACGCATGTATGCAGAAGGAATCTCTGCTGTTTTCTCACATTGAGGACTATGCCCTCTGTAAGATCGGTGAGTTTGATAACGAGACCGGTACGATCTCGACGCAGCTCCCCGAAGTGATTTTGGATGGCACGTCCATCCAGCGAAAGGATGTGTAATCATGTATGATGAAAAGTTTGGATTCTCTACTCAGTATCGTCCGCGAACTCGCTTCATTTCAAATGGAGGTCAGCGCGAAAGGATTCTCTATCAGCCTAAATTTGATGAAAATGGAGTTATGGATCTCGTTGAATCTGGTAAAGAAGACCTTTACGATTTCATTCAATCCCACGCCGAAGCCGTCGATATCCACGTGATTCTTGCTCGATTTCAGAACGGCGACGTTGACGCGCTTTCGCGTGTCCAAGGCGCTTATGGTGACTTCACCAATATGCCTACAACCTACGCTGACCTTTTGAATAAGGTCAATGAAGGTCAGAGCTTTTTCAATTCTCTTCCGGTCGATATTCGCGCAAAGTTTAACCATAACTTCGCGGAGTTCATGGTCGGCATGGACAAGCCTGATTTCCTCGACAAGCTCGGAATCAAGCCCGAGCGACAGCCTGACCAGTCCCAGCAGGAGGAAAAACCGGCTGTTGAGCCGAAAAAGGAGGTTACTGGATGAATCGTAATGTTGAATCTCATTTCGCGCTTAATCCCACGAATATTGATATCCGGCGTTCGACGTTTGACCGCTCGCATTCTCTTAAGACTTCGTTTAACGTTGGTGACATTGTACCTTTTTTCCTTGACGAGGTATTACCGGGAGATACGTTCAACGTGGACACATCCAAGGTCGTGCGCCTGCAGACGCTGCTCACTCCTGTCATGGATAACATCTATCTCGATACGTATTTCTTCTTCGTACCGAACCGGCTTACTTGGTCTCATTGGAAGCAGTTCAACGGTGAGAATACGGAATCTGCTTGGATTCCTCAGACAGAGTATGAAATTCCTCAGATTACTGCTCCTGCTGATAGCGGATGGTCTGTTGGAACTATTGCCGATTATCTCGGTATCCCTACTGGCGTTCCTAATCTTTCCGTTAGTGCTCTTCCCTTCCGAGCTTATGCCCTGGTCATTAATGAGTGGTTTCGTGATGAAAACCTATCTGACCCGCTCGTTGTTCCCGTCGATGATGCTACTGTAGCTGGCGTCAATACCGGTACATTTGTGACTGATGTTGCGAAAGGCGGTCTTCCCTATAAGGCTGCTAAGTATCACGACTATTTCACAAGCTGTCTTCCGTCTCCTCAGAAAGG